CCAGGATCAATCTGACGGCGCATGATACTCGAGAACCATCTTTGTCTTTGACGATGAAGGATATAGTCTCGCGCAAACGTATCCCACTGATCACGATTGAAAACACACTTGTGCTTCTTCCATGCTTCAGTGGTTAGGTTAGTACTCAACTCATCTTCTAACGGAGCAAAAACGGTAAATGGTGGTAAAGCGTCATGCGTGAGTCGGCATCCCAACCGAGCTCCCTCCATCCTAGTAGGACGGAAGGGATCCCAATTTCCAATCGAGCTCAGAAGTACTCGTTGCAGTTCAAAACATCCATAATACGGTAATTGCGACAGGAAGTCTGAAAAGCTTTGGAAATCCACTCTCTCAAGCCACATCTCTGTGGACCCTCGCGGCAAGCGTAATGGGGTTATGTCGATGTTGTTCATTGTTTCAACACCACACGTCTCTCGGTATCCCACCGAAGAGTCCCAAAAAGACTTGCTTTCATTCACCTTGAAACCGACCGACGACAAGAAGTCGGCGACCACTTGACCCCAGATCACGGGTGTGACGATATCATCGCCATATACTCGCAGATCACGGAGTTGCTCTCCCGTAGCACCCAAATAATTCATAATCCCATATGAGAGACTATAAAATACCCAAGTTTCGACCGGGAAAGTGCAAGCGGAACCCATGGTACCGTACATTCCTAACGGAACAACAGTGTCTTGATATCTCCCATAGGTGCTTCGTACTGAGAGCAGTTGCTCATACCATTCTGGCATGATTAATTCAACATGTCTCAAAAGAACCGAATCAGAGGCGTCTGATAAGTCAAGCGTTGCATGCGAAATATCGCAACGCTGACGATTCTGACCTTGATCTGAAAAGCGAATCGGTGAGCATGCCTCAATGGATCTCATCAGCATGGTTGCTAAACCATGCTGTAGGTACCCTAGACGTATAGGCTCAGCAGCAATTAGTCTCTTCTTTTTCCAGTTCTTGGGAACGAGGATAATTCGCGAAGTGGAGTCCTGCATGTCATTCGAATCACTCTCCTGGTCAGCTAGCAATTGTATCTTGCGATATAATGACAGTTGACCTGGGATTTGTGCGATGGCACCAGGCCCAAATTCGCAATAATTTGACCAATCCCTTGCAGGTGGCAACAAAGAGGGACAATAGGGAAGGATTGCTCTAATAAGAGTATCCTCC